GAAACACTTGCTAACTGATAATATGCCAATAAATGCAATGATATGTAGCAGCGATGATAGGTCTATTATATATCCAAATATAAGCATATGTGGCATAGATCAACATTTCAACTACAATGATTACAATGATTATTCGGTTACTATGACCTTTATGATCATTCCATGGTGATTTAAAATGCCCAAGATTGTTTTCGAAGATAAATTGGATCCTATTAAGTGTTCGGAAGTCGAACAACATCTAGCAGTATATTATACTTCCGAACCACAAGTAATTTTCCGAGAAGGACAGCAAATGACTTTTTATAGTACTAGTTATCTACCTCGTACTGTCATAGACCACTCAATATTTATTTCAAAAGACGACAAAAACCGTATCCGACCTAATAGTCTATTTCGAATAATTAATGATTCTAATAAATCTATATATTCAAAGTGCCGAATAACTCATATGCAAGACGAAAATAATTTAATTAAAATATGTTTTACGTCACAGCATATTTCATTAAGAGCAAACTTCCGTCGGCAAGAAACGATATTATTTGACACGTCTAACGTACCAGAAGTCGACCATATAAATTGTCGTTGCCATAGTCATGAATCTTATGACTTCCAATATTCTGAAGTATAACCAAAAACTATTTAAACCTTCGTACTAATCACTAAGTATGAAATATAGAATAGCAATGTTGTTCGGAGATATAGTTTCAAGATCCGAACTAATAAATTCCTACGAATCTTGCGTACAAATCATTAAGGACGGACCAACCAATCTTGTAAAGTCTATCTGGATCGAGGCAGTAAGATGACCGAAAATACTTTATTAAGTATTTTGGGTGATAGTACCCAACGACTATTCAAACGCATCTTGGAACGCAATAAAACCCGTATAGTGACCGTCGACGACCTAATCGAATTTGCGGAATTTGACCGCCAAAACGAAATCATAGATTCCATACAGGAATTGAGAGGAGCTGGATTACTCGAAGCTAAGTCTGCTGTCAATCATAGTAGGTTTGCTACTGAATTGATTCCAGTCGGCGGCAGAACGTGGGCTAAAGGCAAGCCTGAAACCATCAAAACAACCATAATTGCAAAGCCAAAACGGAGGTGATTTATGTACGCAGTTCCTAATATAAAATTAGAGAAAATACCAATTTTTGATGAAAGTAATAGAACAGTAACAATTCAAACCGGACATAATTCGCATAAACTTACGTTTCCGTGTATCACCGTAAATATAAATGATATGTTAAAATTATCTAATTGCAATTTTTCTATATGTCGAAATGACGGTCGAATAATACATAATAATTGTATATTAACAAATGTTATTCATCATGTAACTAAAAACAAACTTCATATAGTATCGTATTCTGGTGATAGGTAATGCAATTAAATAAAGACAATGCTAATTTAATACGATCATTTATGGAACTAGATATAAATAATCTTCCGGATATATTAAAAGCAGGATTTTCGCTAAACAAAGAATTAATAGAAGATTTATCACTCGACCTAGATTCTAAAGTTATTATTATAAGAACTACAATATCATTTTATCAAAAATATTTTACTATGTATACCAATTACGAAAGAGACTATAATAATCTTATTGATTTTATATCAGATATTAACTTTATTATAGTTGCATATAAAGTTTCCTGCGATTATTATGAACTGGGGTGATTACTAGTGAGTAACTGGATATCAGTATGGGCAGTACCAAGTAATAAAATAACGTATATTCCAGCTAAGTATAAAATAGATCTCATAGGAAATCATATCACCAGATATATAAAAGTTGATAAACAACACCTTCTTAATATATCTTATTCAAGTTTTTATATAATCTTACGAAAAAATCATATATTAATATACAAATATATGGTACATACTATTAATCATCCTAAACCAACAGATACGGAAATAATCGCAGAAATATTGCCGATTGTTTAACTAAACGGAGTTGACATATATTGACTTGCATAATAGCCCTTCGAACACCTTCTAATATGATAATGGCTGCGGATCGTTGCCTGACATATGATCAAACCTTCCGGGAGATCAGTAATCTGCCTAAAATCATTAAATTGTCTGATAACGTGTTGATAGGAGGAGCAGGTAACTGCCACGAAGGTTCTTTGGTTGATAATTATTTTGAATTACCGTCAAATAATTATGACTCCAATTATAAATATGTCGTTAAAGGTATAGTACCTGCTATCAAAACCATCATGGACTCCAATAATGTATTAGGTCATGAATTGGAATGTCATAGAATGGACGCTAATTTCCTGATAACAGTTGACAATGAAATATTCCGAGTTAGCTATGACTATGGCGTAACAGCACATAAGTCTGACTATATCGCAATCGGAAGCGGCCGAAACTATGCCCTGGGGTCTTTGCACACTACTGATGGTTTCGAGGAGTGCTTTGGAATGACATCAAAAGCTCGATTAATGTTAGCGTTGGAATCTGCGGAAAGATTTTGTCCGGAAGTTATGCGGCCGTTTGATATGTTAGAGGTGACGTTGTGAAAAATATCTGGAAACGTATATTTTAAAACCGGTACGTTGACAGAATTTGGCTTGGCAAGAAACATATGTACGGCGTACGATAGATTCATGGAGTCACAAAATGTTAATTAGGTATTCTTTCCGAAAATGGCTTAATAGTCATATGCCAGATTTTGTATTTCGTTTTCAAAATAGGCATCGAACCCACGACAAAACAATAATCATTATGGTTAATTCAAAGGTTCAAGTGCCGCTGGACTTATTAGATCACCTTAAAAAAGTACATCCTCGCATGTGGTACGATGACGAAATGGACGGATTGTTCTTTGCTACCTATGACTATCTTACCAGAAATATGAAGTACGTGGTAAAATTAAAACATCATAGAAATAGCGATCTAATGAGTGCCTTCATACAAGATAAAATATTTAATAAAGAATATAAAAATTATGAACCAACAGATCAAGGAGAAGCATATCTTTTAATCAAGTCATATAGGTATTTTATCAAATATGGTAGTGCTCCAGTAAGTTCAACTATACCGTCATATTGCACCGGGACCTATTTAAGAACTTCTGAGTACAACGGGTATATGTATATGGATTCATATGGCAATACGCCGCAGTATTAACGGCAATAAAATAGTATTTTCATCAAAAAGAAAAAGAAGTTAGATGAAACTCCTTTTCCTTTCCGACGGTTTGGGGACAATAATAAAACGTTGTTCTACTATATAAAGTTTTTGGTTGAAAACCGAAGTTATAAAACTATTTTTGAAATGGTGCCGGTTTCTGAATAATAGATTTGTTTGATTTTAGCATGTTGGATTAATTTCATGCAATTATGACACGGCTTAGCATTTCCGAAGTTTTTCCGAAATACAAATATGGATGCATTGTAAAGTTCGCGCCTGGAACATCCTATAATGGCGTCTTCTTCGGCGTGGATGGAAGATCGAAGTGGCTTAACGTCATAATGTCCACAACAGAGCCACCTATTATATCCAGTATTAATTATATCCAGTATTAATTATATTGTATTTTTTATCAAATATAATAGCGGATAAATGATAACGCATCTCACTTTTTTCAGAAAGCTTAATAGCGAGCTTTATAAGTGATTCCGGAAGTTCTTTAGACACTATTCCTCGAAAATCTTATTATAATGCTCGTCAGGATACCTTTGTAAATATAACGACTTAGGATATGTTAGTCCATTGTCCAATAATTTATAATTTTCAATTAATTTAGTGGTTTTCATTTTTTCTGCAATTTCAAACAATTTAATATTTTCGCTACTATGAGTAAGCGTATTAGCCAATTTTTGTAATTCATTTAAGTATTTTTCATAGACTTCTTTATACGTGGACAATGTTATACCTCCGAAATTGCATTCAATAATAGATTTAACATTATTATCATCCAGCAGAAAAACATTATTATAAATATGACTTCTAGTATAGTGAATAAATGTTCTGTAGTAGTTTTATTAAATATTTTATATTTATTTTCAATTAAGTCAACATTGGAATAACTAACATTGTAATGAGTTATTTTATGGTTCTTTTTCATAGTTTCCAAGATTTCAGAAACTCTAATATTATTAAACCGATGGTCAGAACTATCTGCTACTCTTTTGATTTGTCTATAATATAGGAAACGTGGCTTCAAAAAAATTAAGAAACGTCTAAGCATGTCCACCAACAAAGATGACGTCACCGGTTCCATTTGGGATGATAATCTTTTCAGGCTTTTGAATAGCATCGATATTTTCAAGCCATCGCGTACCTTCAACGTCCTTTAAAAGCTCTATTGGAACGTAGACTAACCAATCTTCATCACCACCGTATTTCGACAATTTCTTATACTTTTTTGGAGCTGTTAACCATGTCCAAACCTTAATCATATTTGGCATAATATTTGGTTAATTTTGGAGTATATAAACCTTTTGGCAAAAGGTATTTATAGGAAGGATACTAATAAGTAGTTTGGTGATAAGACATGAAAATAAATGATGTTACCATTATGACGTTTGATGAGTTTCATGACCTAGTACATAAAGAATATCCTATGTTAATACCAAATAAAGAACAATTTGATCGTCCATGTTTGTATATCAGCAAAGAAGATATAATTCATTTAAATGATAACGAATTTTGTATGAATCAGTTATGCTGGTTATATGATACTGGAATATTTTCACCTGGATTTTATTTGGATACATATGATGTGATTGATGCATTTGTATTATTAGTGGATTTTATAAAAAGAAACTTATTACCAATGACTGATTATATATTCGTGACCAAGTATCATAGATTTGAAAGAAATAAACATCTATAAGGTACTACTATTTACTATTTTTAGTAAAACCGTTATTAGTAAACAACTCCAAGTCATTATAGTATTTTCCCTATACTACTAAACTATTAAGGACTATTTCATTATTAATTTTAGTTACCATATTACTATATATTCACTATTAGTAACTACTATTATACTATATATTATACTATATACTATTATATATACTATAAAGTAGTATATAATACTAATAAAAAAGACAAAAATTTGGACAAAAACTTACTTTTGAAACGTTTATAGCCAAAACCTTTAAATACTCCTAAAATAATTGCTACTTAGATGAAATTAGGAGGAATTAGTATTCGGGATAGTTTGAAACGACTCTACGACCAAAAAGCTCCACCAACGACGTTCCAGGCTGTGATAGGCTGGCGCAGGAATAACATAAGGTTTGGAGGGAAAATTGCAATTCAAAAGTTGCTTAAGGACATTAAAAGTAGCGATGGCCTGATAAATATTGACCACCTTATATTAACTGTTGGTAAGGAAATTCCAGCAGTACCAATTGTTTATAGTAGAATCATGCCAAATATGATCATTGAGTTTGAGGCTCTTCCATTTAGGTATACTAGGGCTTCGGATCACACCGATGATTATTCACTTAAAATGACTAAATTGATTTCAAGCAAATTTATGGAGACCAACCCATGTTAGGAATTGGAGATATGGTTATTACTACTTTAGTTACATTGATGGTAGGATCAAAATTACCATACATTGAAGAGCAATACCAAGGAATAGTTGCCTTTTTATGGATGCTGGTAGTATTTTTGGTAGCGTCACTTGAACAATTTGGAGGGATTTAAATGAAAGGTACGTTTAAGGATTTTTATACAGGATATCCGATTAATCCTAAGAAAAGTAATCCTGCTATGGCATATGATTTTTATTTCAGAAAAAAAGATCATAGTACCTGGCTTTATGTAAATAGTTCAAATGATCTCAATGCATTTAAAGAACAAAAAGAAGCTGTTGTATCAAGAAATAGCGAATATCTTATATTAGATGCAAAAACTGGTAAGAAGGCGATTTAAATGGCCATCTGTTGGATAAATAACGTTCGTTATGACATCAACGATTGGGAAGCTGACTTTTCAGACAAAGCATTATGGTCAGAATTTATCCAGGAACTTCAAGAAGAAAATTCCATAATGTCCTCTTCGAGAGACCTTATAAAAAGTCATGATGTCAAAGTCTTTGATGAAAATAACGTACCAGTTGAACATGACGCAGCCATTGAATCCATTGATGGTAAAATTTCAGATAACCAAGATACCATTAACTTTATAAAGTTCGCATTGGAGGGATGAAATGAATACCGGAAATTACATTGACTATAATAATCGTAAGCAAGAAAACTTAACAAAATTAACGTGTCAGGAACTTCTATCAGAAAAAAGTCGTTTAGAATCAGAAATCTATCGAAGAAAGTTTGCTATTGAAAAAGAGATCCGAGATAAGTATGATACAAAGAGGGCGTTATTAAAAGAAACATTTTATAAAATAGGTTCAATGGTAGATATTAAATTTAATCACCATAATTGTTCGCATCTTAGTATAGACATAAGCAAATTGTCTGATGATTATCGACTATTTTTAGACGACAATGGTTATCAGTGTTATTCAAAAGATATATTCGAAATATTTAATACTCGACCAGAAATTGTACTTGCGTTGTTATATGATATCAAAATACGAAAATTAGAAGAAGAGTTAGATGAAGAATTAAAAAATTTATTTTAAATATTTTATTTGGTGATTAGTAATGTCTCGACAAATGGCATCAATAAAAGAAATTCTGGATATCAATGCAATTCCAGAAGCAAACAATATCGAACTGGCAAGAATAGATGGTTGGCAGTCAGTGATCAAAAAGGACCAATTTAAAATAGGCGATAAAATTGTATTTTGCGAACCTGATAGTCTACTACCAGAAAAACCCGAATACGAATTCATGAGAAGCAAAAAATTCAAGATTAAAACTTGTCGACTACGAGGAGTCACTTCTCAAGGAATCTGCTTTCCAATGGATATACTTCCTGAAGGTTCTTATAATGTTGACCAAGACGTTTCCGAACTTCTAGGAATCACTAAGTACGAACCTCCTGTTCCAGTACAGTTAAGAGGTCGTGTAAGGTGTCCAATATTCCGGTTAGCTGTCCCAAAAACCGATGAAATGCGCGTTCAAAACATTCCGGATGTCTTGGAACGTCATAAAGGCAAAGTATTCAACGTAAATGAAAAGTTGGATGGTACGTCAATGTCTGTTTACCTGAATACAGAAACCGGCATGCACGTATGCTCTCGAAACGTTGACTTGGCTCCAGATTTTGATCATAAATATAATGGAGATGCTTATTGGCGATACGCTACGGACCATAACTTAGAAGAAATTCTAAAAACATTAGGTAGTACAATTGCCCTTCAAGGCGAATTATTCGGCGAAGGCATTCAAAAGAACAAATATAATTTAAAGGGTCTGCATTTCAGAGTCTTTAATTTCTGGGACATGATCAATCACTGCTATCTAGAATGTCAAACAATGGTTGATACTGTTGAGGCATTTGGCCTAGGAAAAGACTTTCTAGTACCCAACTTAGGAACGTTGGAACTAAATCATACTGTAGATGATTTGCTCAAAATGGCAGATGGTAGTTCTAAAATTAATCCGGAAACTCTGCGTGAAGGTTTGGTCTTTAGATCACTTCCAGAAAGTACTGACATCAAATTAGGCAGACTGTCTTTTAAAGCCGTCAGCAATGAATTTCTGCTAAAGTATGGAGAATGAAAATGGAAGTAATATTTGAACGAAAAGATCTTGAACGTATATTACAAGAATACTTGAAAAAGAAAACTGGTAAGACATATCGTTTATATTGGATAGATAAATCAAGTGGTAAGATTTATATGAAAAAAGGTGAACAATAGTGCTAATTTTACAATCAGGAAATGTTATAGGTTGCGAACGCAATGGTCATTCAACAATTTATTGCGATGATTGCAATATGATCGATAATGTAGATTGTCCAGCATATAAGTTGCCGGAAAAATCATGCAGAGAAGAGTATGCCAGTCTTATTAAAAAAAGACCGTGCGAAATTAATTCAAACGTGGGAATTAATATACAGTCTGTCTATGAAAACATAGCAGAAGACGTTGCCAAACTTGTGGAATCCAAGCAATTGCAATACGGCGACAGTTTTGGTAATTCATATAAAATTCTAGAAGTCTTATATCCAGATGGAATTCAACTAAAAGATTATCAGGATTTGTTGACAGTTGTTAGAGTTATCGATAAGCTATTTAGGATCACTCGAGGAGATCAAGGCGACGAGTCAGCCTGGAAAGACATTAATGGATATAGTTTGCTTGCGTTGGTTAAAAAAGGCGAATTAGTATGATCAAGGAATTAATTGATCTTACAAAATTTTTTTTAGTAATAGGATACTATGGTTCGTGTTTAATACTTCTAGGATTCATAATCGGAGATATATCCCTACGTTACATTCATTATGATCTAACACCAATATACATATTATGGTTTTGGCTAGCAGGATGGGGTTTATTTGGAGATTGGAAAGAATTATAACCAAAACCTTTATTAACTATTAAGTCACTATATAGTATGGTGATTCGAATATGATACCAAATGTAGTC